AGATTTTCTATGTAGAACACATTGACGATACAGCAAAGGTCAGAGGTGGAGAACATCTGTGTTGGATGATCCAGAAGAACACCTACAAGCGTGAATGGCAGGACAAGGATTACAAATATCTGAAAACCAGATGTACACCGGCTCCAGGCTACAAACGTTGGAAAGAAGGCACAGACCGAACCGGAAAAGTGCATGAGTATATGGCACACCCGAAGTATTATGCCGGAATTGATGCAGACGGGGGTATCACATGCGGAACCGGATTGAAGCCAGCCAACCGAACTTCCCACCAGGCAGGCGTAACCAGATGGAGAGGCAGAGGAGCACAGTATTCCGGAGCTTCTGGATCCCTTCCAAAGTTTGTGGATGCCATGACACGTCTGAAATATGGACGCAAAGGAAATTCCGGAAAGATTGAAGGCTGCACAAATTACAACTACCAGTACACAGTTGCAGTGAGTGAGACTGGAGTAGAAAGGGTAATTCTGACAAAGGAGCAGGCTGCAAACCTTTTGGTCGGCTCGGCTGTTATGCTTGGCATTCAGAGCGGATCTGACAGAAACACAGCAAGTAACTATTCTATCTTCGATGGAAAACTGATTACAGCCATCGAAACAGTGACTATTGAAGCAAAAGAATATTCAGCAGTCTATGTGGATAACGGAGGAAAGACTTTTGACACAACAGCAGGAAGCACCTACCTTTCCACAAGCCCGTATTATTCCGGATGGAATGATAATGTACTCGGTAGAGACGGTAGCCGATATAGCCCGACTTCCGGAAAAGAACCGGGAATGATCCAGGGTGTAGAGTTCATGAATGGTTCCTATCTGATTGTCTCCGATGAATTATGGCAGTGGAGCCAGGATGCGAATGAGAATTATTGTTTTGATTGCTACAAATGTTACGATCAGTCAAAAGTAGGCTCTGCAATCAATGAGAACTACGAAAAAGTAAATGTTCCAACATTGGTATTTCCAAAAGATACGGCTGCCTGGACATGGAAGTATATTGCTGATAATGCAATCAATGATGATGTTCTATGGCCGGAGGCAACCAACGCAAGCGGAAGCGGCGTTGGAGTGGGAGCTGGCTTCTTTTGCGGCCCTGCGGCGTCTGGTGTTCGTGCGGCTTGGTGCTTTGGCAACTTGAGCTGCGGTGGTTATGCTGGCGTTCCTTGCCGCAGCTCGGGCCTTGGGGTGTCTGGCGCTTACTGGAACGGCTCTCTCGGAGCACCTGGTCTTGAGGGTTAAAAACGGGGTGAATGCGAAGCAGAGGGGCAGTAAGCCCCTTTATTGTCTTATTTGCAAATAAAATAATTTTAGGGTTATACGGTGTCTGGGAGCTGGCTTCAATTACGAACCTGCGGCGTCTGGTGTTCGTGCGGCTTGGTGCTTTGGCAACTTGAACAACGGTGGTAATGCTGGCGTTCCTTGCCGCAACTCGAACAATGGGGTGTCTAACGCTAACTGGAACGGCTCTCTCGGAGCAACTGGTACAATTTTGAAAAGAGTATTTAAAAATCATTGCACCGTATAATCCGCGCTTATGTGCGAAAATAACTTGAAACCAACGAGGCTAGTACCTACGGGGAAAGCCACGGTAGTAACCAGATGATAGTAAGGAGGTTTGATGAAAACCTATTGCAAACCGGCAACCGTGAATGTTGAGGACTGGAAATTCAACGAGGTTGCTGTAATAGAATGTTTCCGGAATAAGCGTGGCAGAAATGATTTCCAACGTCTGCTCTGTAAGACCGGAAAGATCACAAAGCGTCAGATTGCAGAAGATCGGCTGAACCAGGATTTCAAGAGAACCCTGGATGCTGAGAGCGAAGTTGCGAAGATGCTGACACAGCGTATCGTTGACCGTGATCTGCAATTAAAACCTATCCGCCAATTTCAGAGAGTGGATGGGCTTACGCAGAAACTAAGAGACATCTGCCAGGAATCTCCGGAACAGCAGGTGTTTGAGTATATCGCTGTCTTTGCTTTAAAACCTCTTTTCCGGGCAAAGATTCTGCCGGTCCAGTATGGGAGCATCCCGAAGAAAGGCGGAGTTGCAGGAAAGAGAAAGATTGAAAGACTTCTGAGAAAGAAATTCCACGGCAAGGTTGTGGCAATCAAAGGAGATGTGACGAAAGCCTATCCATCGGTAACGGTGGATATCGTGATGGAAATGTTGCGAAGAGACATAGGTAAAAATAAAGTGCTGCTATGGTTTCTGGGCGCTCTTATGAGCAATTATCCTGGGAACCATCTTTGTATAGGCGGATATCTTCCAGCATGGCTGTTCAATTATGTTATGAGCTATGTTCTGAGATACATTTATCAGCAGGCACAGATACGCAGAGGAAAGCGAAACAGGCTTGTATATGCGATTGTGTGCTATGCAGATGATTTCACGATTTATGGCGATGTTTCAAAGTTGAAAAAGGCAATGAAGAAAGCTACGATCTGGGCTCATGATAAGTACGGATTGAAAATCAAGGATATCTGGCAATTCTACCAGGTAGCTTCGTTTGATGAAGAACGGGAGAACCTGGAAGAGCGAAGGAAAGGCAGTAAGAAAAGGACGCCCGGAGTTGATATGATGGGCTATGTAGTCCGGAGGAGATACACGATCATCCGTGGGAGGGTATTTCGGAGAATCCGGAGGCAAGTGCTTAGAGCCTGGGGAGATTTCAAGACGAAAGGATTTGTCCCATGGTGGAGAGCCTGCCGGATAGCAGCATACAAAGGATGGGTAAAACATAGCAACAGCTTGAAATTCAGAAAAAAGTATTGTTTTGATGAATTATTCAAAAAGTGTTCATACAGTGCAAGTAAGCACGGAAAGGAAGTAGAAAATGAGAAGAGAATCTTACTTATCACAGCCCTCAGCAGTTGAGGTCTATCCGGTATTTTCCGGAACAGATGTTATCATGCGTAAAAACATTGTGCTGGTGGATAAAGAGGACATCCAGGATGGGAAAAAGAATAAGTACAAGGTGTGGGAGTGCGAGGAGGTCCAGTTCCATTACCAGGGCAAAGTAACCCAGGAAGAGATCGAATCTGATTTTGATTACTGGTACGCAAAAGCGGAGGAGGTTCCGGATCCTTCCAGTGTAGAAGATCTGAGCCTGGAGGATGCAAGAAAAGCGAAATACCAGGAAATCGCATCAGCATGTGAGCAGACGATTTACGCTGGAGTAGATGTGAGCACATCTTCCGGAGTGGAACATTTCAGCTTGACAGAAAAAGATCAGCTGAATCTTTTCGGAAAGAAAATGCAGTTGTTAGCTGGAGAGGAAAAGCTGGAATACCATGAGGACGGACATCCTTGCAAGTATTTCTCGGCTGAGGACATGCAGAACATCGTCAATAAAGCAATGTTCTATGTATCATACTACACAACATATTGCAATGCTCTGAATATGTGGATCAAGTCGGTAACGAAACCTGGAGATCTGGATCAGATTCAGTGGGGAGCAAAAGTTCCGGAAGAGTTTCAGAATGAAGTTCTGAAAGATTACATGAAAGCCATTGCATCCGGAGGTATTGCATAGTGAAAAAAATCATAAAGTACCTGACACTCTTCCTGATCGGAGGAGTTTTTTATTATTCCCTGGAAGTGATCTTCCGGGGATATTCGTTTCCGGCAATGGCAGTGTGCGGAGGCTTATGCTTCATCATTTGCGGAGTGATTAACGAGAGATCACGATGTATGCCGTTGGTTCTCCAGCAGTTGATAGCTGCATCCGGGATCACAGTGATTGAATTTATTTCTGGGTTGATCCTGAATGTATGGTTGGGGCTGAATATGTGGGATTACAGTAACATGCCCGGAAATATACTTGGTCAGATATGTCCGCAATTTACGCTGCTGTGGTTCTTTTTATCAGCATTCGGGATCTTCCTGGATGATCTGATCCGGTGGCTTTTATTTGGCGAAGAGAAACCCCACTATCATCTTTTCAGGAAAAGGAAGGGCGATAAATGACAAAGTTACAGATTATCTCCAAATTATGGTCGGCAATCTATGATCTAATCTTCCTGATAAAGGGGACACCAACTAAAAGTTTGGAGGAGATCGAAGCAGATCTTGACATTATCGAGCACGCATGCCGGAGGTACGCAGATTGCGATGATGATGAGATATCAATTAGCAGCGAAGGAGGTGTTGCATATGCAGATACGAGCGCAGCCCGGAAAACGAATTAGCTCGAAAGTTCCGAAGTAACAGGAGAAAGGAGACACAGATCCAATGGACTTATTGATAGCTGCCGGTGTCCCGTCTGCGATAGTGGCTTTTTGCTTTTGGATGCTTGAAAGACGCATCCAGGCAAGAGCAGAAGCTGAGAAAGAGGAAAGGCTAAACCGACAGAGAGAGCAGGACGCCAAAGAAGAAAACAGGGAAATGCTCCAGTACATGACAGTAAAAGCCCTGGATGGAGCCCTTGCATTGTCAGAAGCTACAGCAAGAGCTATGCAGAGAATCCCGGACGCTAAGTGTAACGGGGACATGCACAAAGCTCTGGATTATGAGCAGGAAGCAAAGCATGATCTGGAAAATTTCCTGACACGTCAGGGAGTGAACCATATAACCGGAAACTAAAAGCACTAATCGGCTCAAATCCGCATGATAGTAGCTTATGCAAGGAAATTACCATGCAACCAATTAACAAAGCCCCATGAGGCTGTACGGAAGCCTGAGAGGGCATGAAAAGAAATGGAGGAAACAAGAATGGAATTAGTAAATGTATTATCTCAGATCCCACTGCCAGTAATTGCAGTGGCTCTTCTAATCTTAGCAATCATCACGATTGTTTTAGCTTACCAGTATGCAAAGATGCAGGGACTTGACGGAATCCGTCAGGATGTATATCAGCTGATCTTGAAAGCGGAGCACATCTACAATGAATCTGGTCAGGGCAAACAGAAATTAAAGTATGTTGTAAGTCAGGCAAGAGGATTGCTACCTAAGTGGCTCCAGATATTCGTTACCGAGGAAGCAATGATGAAGGTTATTGATAAATGGTTTGAGGGGGTAAAAGATCTTCTGGATGATGGAAGAGTAAATGGCTCCCAGAAATAACTCTCAGAGAAGGGAGGGAGTGCTATGTGGGATGTAATCCTATTCGTGTACCTTTTAGGGATCTTATTAAGTCAGCCAGTATACATCTGGGCGATCGGGACGTTATGTAAAATGGAGGATGAGGACGAAGAACTCTATTGCCAAGATAACGGTCTGTACTACGAACCAAGAGAACCGAACTACCCGTTGGTAATTGTACTCTTGGTTTTGGCAGGGATCTTCTGGCCGCTTGTAATTTTATTTGCAATATTTTTACCGCTTACATTTATCCTGATGGACAAAATGGGGCAGTTGGATCCGGAAGAGGACGAAGAGTTGGATCCGGAAGAGGACACGTACTTATAACTGGGTGGGGAGAAATCCCCACTCTTTTACGTTGGAGGAAGTTATGGCAATTATACGAAACACCTATACAGACGCATTATTTAATGGTTTGATGGCTGCTGGATGCACAATATACGGAGCATGCGGAGCCATGGGGAATATTTACGCAGAATCCGGGGCAAATCCCCGTAATCTGGAGAACCTCTGCGAGAAGAGGCTGAATTACAAATACACCGATGACACGTACACAACAGCAGTAGACAGCGGAGAGATCTCAAGAGATCTTTTCTTGCATCCGTTGGGAGATTCCAGACAATACGGTTATGGTTTTTGCCAGTGGACGTCCGCCGGAAGAAAAGCAGGACTGTACGATCTGGTTAAATCAAAAGGCGTGTCGATCGGAGATCCGGACACTCAGGTTGAGTTCATGCTGAAAGAATTGCAGCAGAGCTACAAGAGTGTTCTGCAGGTATTAAAAACAGCAACCTCAGTCCAGGAGGCGTCAGATATCTTCCTGGTAAAATTCGAGGTTCCGGCAAATACCGGATCAGAAGTCAAAAAGACAAGAGCTTCCTACGGGGAGCAGTACCTGAAAATCTATAAAGACATCGAAAAGGAGGAAACAAACATGAGTTTAATTTCAAACAGCGGACATGATGAAAACGGAAAGTATTCAGGAGGAAAAGCTGGAGATCAGACCGGGACAGAATGGGCTTTGATTCCATGGTATAACAGACCTTGGAAGTGCGTTCTGAGACATCCGGATGCAAAAGTTAGAGCAAAGCTGGCAGAGC